TCGGGTTGATAATGCTCTCTCCTCCGAGAGGCGATATGGCCGGTCAGATTACACGCCCTCGGTGTGCAGCCTAATCGAAGCCTTGGAGCTTGCCTTCGCCCGGCGGGAGGAGGTCCTGGCCAAGTTCGCCCGGCCAGTCTTCCAGGCCCCCGAGAGCGCATTCAACCACTACAACCATGCTAAGCAGACCTGGGAGATCCATCTCGACGAGCCCATCCTTTTAGAGCCTGGCTCATTGCAGGCCTCTTATCTGACCTGGCAGGCGGAACTCGGCGCGGTCGAGAAGGCCATAGAGGATAAGATGAATCAGCTCCTCTACATGCTCGACTTGGTCAAGGTCGAGGAGGCCAACAAGGCCGAGAGCGGGACGGCTCTGGCTCTAAAGCTCCAGCCCACTCTATCCCGAGTGAGGCGCTATGCAAAGGCGCTCAAGAAGGCCATCCCAAAAGTCGAGGCCCTCTATCATCAGATCATCGGCGATCCTATCGATATCACAAAGATCACAGTCGACATCAAGAACGGCCTGCCCAAGGATCAGGCAGCGACCATCATGTACGTCTCGACCGCCTACGCGGGCGGATTCATGAGCCTGGAGACGGCTGTGGCCACAGCTCAGGACTATGAGATGAGCGATGATCCCGAATCACCGCTCCAAAAGGAAATCTCCCGGATCAAGGCCGCCCAACCCGCTACCCCGGAGGCCCCTGTGGTAGAGCTGCCCGGCCTGGAGGCCACGAATGCCGGCCAGCCCGCTCAGTGATGCTCAGGCCCAGCGCCTCATCCAGCTCTACGATGGGGCAGAAAAGGAGATCCTGGCTGAAATCAATAGACTCCTTCTGAAAGATCCTGCCTCAGAGTCCTACTCCCTGGCCTGGCAGAAGACGCTGCTCCAGAGAGTCCAACAGATCCGGGCCGATCTCCTGAAGGGCTCTCGAACCTGGTGCCAAGAAGCAATCCCGGACAGCTACATGAAGGGTATGGAGTGGGCCGACAAAGACCCGCTCATGAGCGGCAAAGCGATCCCAGGCTTCGGCAGCATACATCAACAGGCCGCTCAAGTGCTGGCCGAGAATACGTACAATAGGCTCCAGGATGTGGGCCAGGTCGTAGGCCGGAAGGTGGACGACCTCGCCCGTGCGATCTCCCTGGAAGCCTCCAAGGGCTCAGTCCTCGGCTACCAGACCACCAAGCAGGCGGCCAAACGAATCAAAGCGGACCTGGCGGAGAAGGGCATCACTGGATTTGTGGACAAGGCCGGGCGATCTTGGAACATGAGCCGCTATACGGCGGTCTTGGCCCAGGAGACCACCAACGGCACATTCAGGCAAGGCTCCATCAACCGCTATCAGGAGCACGGCCACGACCTGGTGAGGATATCCAGCCATACTAAGAGCTGCCCCAGGTGCGTACCATGGGAAGGCCGGACCCTGAGCCTATCCGGGAACGATCCCGATTATCCCTCTCTGGCCGAAGCCCAGGGCGCGGGGCTGCTCCATGTGGGCTGTCTCCATGTGCTCTCCCTGGCTCCAGAGGAGAAGGAGCGCTACATAGCGAGCCTGGCAGAACGGGCCGCTGCAATCCGAAACGCATAATCATCTTTTCACAATCACAAATGGCCACCTGATGCCTAATCAGGGGAGATATCTCGTATGACAACAGGCAATGATCTACCAGCACCACCGGCCACGCCTCCGGCAGATCCAGCAGCAGGCGGGAATAACCAGCCACCAGCACAGACACCGGCACCACAGCCGGGGACGCCGCCAGCACAAGGCGAGTTCATCCTCAGCCAGGAACAGTTCAACAAGCGATGGGCTGAGAAGATTGCCGCACTGGAAAGAGACTTCGGCATGCCTCTCAAGGATGTCAAGACTCATCTTGAGCAGGCCAAGCCCAAACCTCTCACCGGAGAGACGCTATCCGGGGCGGATCTGAAGATTGCGAAGATGGAAGCCCTCATGATTGCAGGGGTACCTTCGCAGCAGATCCCAGTCATACTTCAGCATTTCAACATCTCTGGCAAGACCAGAGAGGAAATCCAGGGCAGCATCCAGCAGCTCATCGATGCTAAGCTGCTCTCCATAGCGCCACCGGCCCCAGCGCCGGGGACTCAGCAACAACAGCCACCAGGGCCGCCACAGGCAGCCCAGGGGGCGGGGAACAACGGCGTGCCGGGTCAGAGTGCCATAGCCACCATGACCAAGGCAGATCTTGCAGCCAAATGCAAAGATCCCGTTTGGTATAATGCCAACAGAGACGCCGTGCTCAAGAGACTATCTGAATTGAGGTAATTAGATGGCAATTGACAATTTCATTCCTGAAATTTGGGCTGCCGAATATCTCAGGGCTCTGGAGAAGTCCCTGGTATTCGGGCAGCTCGGTATCATCAATAGAGATTACGAAGGAGATATTGCCCAGGCGGGCGATACAGTCCGGATTAACGAGATCGGAGACATAACCGTTAAGCCCTACACCAAGAACGGCAGCATAGACGCTCCTGAAACTCTTAATGGCGCTCAGCAGGTCATGCAGATCACGGAGATGGACTACTTCAACTTCGAGGTGGACAACGTGGATGCCGCTCAGCAGAAGCCGAAGCTTATGCAGGCAGCCATGGCGAACTCCGCCTACAAGATGCGAGATACCATTGACCAGTTCCTCGCCGGGATGTACACCGGGGCGGCTGCTGCGAATCTGATTGGATCTACTGCCAGCCCGAAGCTGCCCAACAACACTGCGGGGGATGCTCAGAACGTCTTCAAGCTGGTCACTCTCTGCCGGCAGGCTCTCGTGAAGGCAAATGCCCCAAGTGGTGGATGGTGGATGATAGTCCAGCCGGAGCTGTACACCATCATGCTCAATGATGACCGCTTCTCGAAGGCCGACGCATCTGGGACCACAATGGGCCTGAGAAACGGCCAGGTCGGAAACATTGCGGGATTCACCGTCCTCGAATCGAACAACGTTGAGTACATCGAGGACGGGGACGGCTCGCATGATGTCTATAAGGTCATGTTCGGCACCAGCCACGCCATCACCTTCGCCAGCCAGATCAATAAGGTAGAGCCATTCAGGCCGCAGGATAGCTTTTCGGATGCGGTGAAGGGCCTCCAGGTCTATGGGGCCAAGGTCGTCAGGCCTGCATGCCTGGGCGTGCTGAGCTGCTACACAACCTGAGGTGATGATATATGAATAAGATTCTTCCAATTATTTTGGCGCTATGCCTCCTGGTCGTACCTGGACTGGGTGCAAGGACCGCCATAGGCCAGTACAACCAGACGTGGGCCGATCCAGACAACGGTGGGAGGAATATCTGGACCACATTCGACAGCACCAATGACATGTATGTCTGGAGTGCCGGAGACCAGCAGTATTTCTTGGTGAACACCTCGACCACTGCCAGTGCTTATGATACCTTATTCGTGCTGAATAACTCCGACTTTGGCAGCCAGGGCGCTCTTGGGGATCTCTCCTATAGCCTCGACACCAACAAGACATACATCCTGGGGCCTTTCGAGACATCCCGTTTCAAGCAGTCAGATGGCAAGATCTACATTGATCTCAATTCCACAAGGGGGAAGGTCATATGCCTGGCAACCCCGTGATGATCGTCTACCTCCGCAAGGGGGCGGAGCACCCCACCGCGGTAGAGGCCGGGTCCAGAGCGGATCGGAAGATGCAGGCGAATCCTCAGATATACACCTGTCAGAATCCGGATGCTCGGCCCAAGTTGCCCAAAGTACCTGTGACTGATCCGGAGAATGCAGGTAAGGGCGAGCAGTCAACGAAGCTGGAAAAGCACAAATAGGAGGTATAGATGGCTCTATATCCAGTAGTCCCCCGTGATTACCAGGGCTGGCAGCAGCCGGTCCTGGATATTCTGAATGATCCGCCCGGTGCACCATCCGAAGGAGATAGGTATCTTCTCGATACATCTCCGACCGGGGCATGGGCGGGCAATGCGGGCAAGATCGCCACCTACAACGGCACTGGCTGGGATTATGCTACTCCAGCAGAAGGCTGGTATGTCTATGACATCGACAGCAACGCCAGGATGCTCTACAATGGATCTGCCTGGTCTGCTGATAGCGCCAGCGGTGAGACCAACACCGCCTCGAATCTTGGAGATGGGGCAGGCCAGGTCTACAAGCAGAAGGTCGGAGTAGATATCCAGCTCCGGACCATCAAGGCAGGGACGGGCGTCACGGTCACAAATAACACCAATGATATCACCCTGGCCGCCGATGCCGCCAATATAGCCCACAACAGCCTGAGCGGCTATGCTGCTGCCAACCATCGGGCCGTAAACTGGAATGCTACTATCCATTGCGTCGAGATAACGATCTGAGGATGAGATGGTCGTCTACAAAGTCCCTGCATATGCCGATTACAACCGGGGCACCTCCACGGGCACCGGCAGCGAGCAGACCATCGCACACGGTCTGAGCGCCAAGCCCACTGCGGTAAAGATCTATCCCACCGAGGACCCGGCAGGGACAGCCATTGCCTGGAATGCCACTCCTGCCGATGCCACCAATTTCTATGTAACTGTGACATCTGGCAAAGATTACACATGGGAAGCAATCCTGGAGGCTTAAACATTTTTAGGAGTGAATAAATAGATGATCGAAAAACAAGTAACTTTTGAAGGCATCCTTCGGGAAGATGAAGAGCAGTCGAACGAAACCGCCAGGCTCCAGGATTACAGGGTGGCGGCTATAACCAAGGATGCGACCTATATCCTTGTCGATGCTCTGCCTTACGATTTCATTGTCACAAATGTGTTCTACCGAATCACAGAGGCGTTTGATGGCACAATCGACCTTGGGACTAAGGTTGCTCCTGGCAGAATCATAGCCGATGCTGATTTTGTCAAGACCGTGGCAAAGAGATCGGTGGCAAAATCCATCCAGTTAGATGCTGGCAAGCCAATTCAGCTAGTTCTCGGACCGGGAACAACCGGCAAGATCGAGGTCCATGTGACCGGATTTCTGTTAATACCAACTTTGCTTTAAATTTTGAAGAGGTCTTGTAGATGACGATAGTATATTGCGATTACACAAATGGCGATGACGACACCGGCGACGGTAGCGCAGGCAACCCCTACAAGACCATCACGAAGGCATCAACAGGCTTGTCCGGCGGTGATGAAGTCCGAGTAGCCAAGAGTCCTGCTCATACGGCTCTATCGGGCACTCTTGCCTGGGTGGACGGATCGAGAACGATCAACACCACCGAGGACTTGACCGGCGTACTCGCCGCCAAAGATTTCGTCGGCAAGAACAGCGCCGGAGAGACTTGGTGGGAGATCGCTTCACTCACAA